TTATATGTTTAAGGGTTTTAATTTAGGAAATACCTTGATTTTGAAGTCATTTCCCTTTTTATTCTTAGTATATTCTATTTTAAAAATCAAGGTCTTCATGAGTTCATTTTTTAATCTAATATCAGCTGTACTCTTATAGGAATCTAATACTTTTTCAAATTTTATAATATCTTCTTCCTTTATTGCTTTATTTTCTTTTGCAATTATTTGATTTAAATTACTCAGACTTTCATTTGTTATTTCTATTCTTTCATCTAAATTTTTAGATCTCTTAAGAAAAGTATCTTCATCATATATTCCACGTTCTAAAAAATCAAATAGTTTTAATTTTTGTTCATTAAGAATTTTTAGCTCTTTTTTTAAAGTGCTTATTTGTTGCTCATATAATTTTAAATTAGATGTTTTGTTTAATTCAGGGAGATTTACTTTATAAGCTTTTAGGTAATTTTCTAATGATTCTACAACAGATTTTTCTACAGCATCAAATCTATTACTTATGTTGTTGCACTTATTATTTTTACATAAAATTCTATCTGTACCTCTTAATTTACGCATAACCATTTTAGACTTACAAGTAGCACATATGATTAGTCCAGCGAGTGGGTTAGCAGGACCATTAACAAGTTTGTATGGAACGTGGTATCGGTTGTTTAATATTTCTTGTGCCTGTTTCCAAGTTATTTGGTCTATAATAGGATCATGTTTACCATCTACAACTATCCATTCGCTTTTATCTCTAGTACGTGTATCTTTTACTTTGTTTGGATCTTTAGATTTTCTTATATCTTTCTTTTTCCAAGTTATTTTACCAATATAAATTGGATTTTTAAGAATAAATATAATAGAACTATTATTAAAGCTATTCCCAAATTTAGTCTTGTAACCTAAGCTATTTAAATGTTTAGCTATAGTGCCAGCACCATTACCTTCAATATAAAGTTTAAAAATTAATTTTACTATTTCAGATTCTTTTTGATTAGGTTTCAATGTTCGTGCTTTATTTATCCAATGTATATCATATCCATATGGTGCATTAGTTGCAATGTAATTGCCATCTTCAACGCTTCTAACTCTTCCGCCCTGCATACGTCTATTTATCATTTTAAGTTCTTTTCTGGACATAAAAGCTTCAAATTCGCTATACTCTTCGTCAAAATCATTTGATAAATCGTACGTTTTCATAGGTGTGATTATTTTAGTATTAGATTTCTTAAATGTTTCCAAAATAATCCCTTGATCTTGCATATTGCCACGTCCTAGACGTTGCATATCCATTACAAGCACACCGCTGTATTGTTTATTTTCAATTTCTTTTAATAATTCCAGCATCTTAGGCCTAAAGAATAAACTTTCTCCACTTACTATTTCCTCTTTTATTTCTACTATATTAAGATTTTTTTCTTTAGCAAATTTTAAAAGTGCTTTTCTATGTTTAGATAGTGTTTCTCCTTCGCCTAAAGTTTTTTCTAATTCTTCATCAGCACGTGATTTTCTAAGATACATACATATCCTCATAGTCACACCTCCTATTGAAGTTTTCTTTCAACTTCTACTAGTACTGCTTCTGTTATTATATCCCATGCTTCTTTATCTATATTAGTATCTTTTATTAATCCTTCTTCTATCATTTTATCTAATACAAGATCAAGCGTGTTAGGTGCTTCATATTCTTCAACACCATCTAGCCAGTAGTCCATACCTTTACCGCTATGGTCTACTAACTTCATAAGCACAGTTTTGGAAGGAAGCCTTTTCCCAGCTTCTAAATTACCTATATTTCCCTTACTTATTCCAAGTTCTTCAGCAAGTTGAATTTGACCAACTTTTTTATTTCTTTTTTCACTTAGTTCTTTTCTGTATTCTTTTAATTTTTCAGCAAATATTTTACTCATATTTAACACCTCATTGACTATAGTACATTAAATTTTCTCACATTTCAAGAGAATTTATGTGACAAATTTTTCTTTCAAAATGTGAGAAAAGAAGGAAATAGCATTATTTTTAAGCATTATAGAGTTAAATTAAAAAAACAGGGAAAATTAACCTTTTACTTTTCTTTCAAAACGTGAGAATATGAATACAGGAGGTGACACAATAGTGAACTTAAGACAGTTTCGCAATAGTAAAGGGCTACAAAGAAAATTTGTGGTTTCGCGTATTGATATAAGCGGAAAGCATTTAAATGACATTGAAGCTGGGCGAGTTAATTTAACAGATAAAATGGCTTCAAAGTTAGCAATCTTTTATAAACTTGATATTAAAAAAATAAAAGAAATGTATGAGGAGGGTAAAAATGAATACTTTAGATGTTATAAATAGACAACTTGAGCTTATAGATAAAATTGATAATTTACAGAAGAAACGTAAAGAAGAAAAAAAGAATAGTACAAGCTTAAGATAAATATAATTATTAAGAGGATTATTAAGAGGTGATAAGCATGCCAGAAGTGATAATAATTGAACCAGATATCACCGACGAAGAGAATCAAGAAAATTGGGAAAAGGTACAACAGGTCATAAATTTGATATACCAAGAGATAAATAAGGCTGAATAGCCTTATAAAAATATAACTTTTTGTAAAAATACGAACACTTCTTATTATATTATATTGAATTATTTTTAAAATAGAACTTAAATCATTAAGATTGAATAAAATCTAGGAGGCAATAGAATGGAAAAGATAAATCTAACTATAGAAAATGGACAACCTATAATAACAGAAATAAAACCAGTGGAAATAGGGGGAAAAAGAGTTTTAACAACAGAACAATTGTCAGAGATTTATGAAGTCGATTCTATAAGAATACAGCAAGGATTTATTAGGAATAAAGATAAATTTGAAAGAGGAAAACATTATTTTAGATTAACAGGTGAAGAGTTAAAAGAATTTAAAGCTAACTATCTTAAAGATAGTAACCTTAAATATGCTCGCGAATTAATGTTATGGACAGAAAGAGGAGCCAATAGACATTGTAAGATATTAGATACCGACAAAGCATGGGAACAGTTCGACAACTTAGAGGAAACTTACTTTAGAGCTAAAGAAATGAACCCGTACAAAGGACTATCACCAGAACTTAAAGCGGTTTTTGTACTAGATAAGAAAACACAACAAATAGAAGAAAAAGTAAACAACCTAGAAAGTAATATGCCTTTATTTAATGTGGAATGTAAAGAACTCCAGTCATTAGTAAGAAAAGTAGGAACAAAAGTTTTAGGTGGGTATAGAACACCCGCATATAAAGATAATTCCCTAAGAGGAAAAGTATATGCAGACATACAAGGACAGTTAAAAAGGCAGTTTGGAGTTAACAGGTATGAAGCAATAAAAAGGATGCAATTAGAAACTGCAAGAGAGATATTAGAAAATTATACAGTTCCTATATATCTTCAGGACCAGATAATAAATGTTAATAATCAAGTAAGTTTTTAGGAGGGAATATATGAAAAAATCTAAATGGCAAATAGAACTTGATAAAAAAATAGAAGCCCAAAATAAAAGAATAATGAGCTATCTAACAATAAAGTTTTGGAGAGTGATTATTTGAGAATATTAAAAATAGTGTTAATATATACAGCTATAAATTTTATACTTTTTTATATTACTAAAACTAATAGTTTTGAAATCAAGAGTTATTTAGTATTTTTACTAATTACAATTTTATATATAATTAAACATCAATCAAATTGAATATAGAATGCAAAATAGTCTGAAACAAATGTATCATTGTAAAAATCATTATGCCTAAAAAAAGTATTGACAATATTTGACCTGCAAAATATACAAAATTATTCATTGTAGTTCTTATGAATTTTGGATATTGCTTATTGTTAAGTTTATAATAAATCTTTCTTGTAGGTAAAGAGAGCTTTTTGCGTGAACGTTCAAACAAAGAATCTAAGGTACTACAGAAGGATTCATAATCAATATAACTGTAGCTTGAGTTATTAATTGACTTTTTTAAGAGTAAAAAATCGTTAAGTAAATTGCTATCTATAAGTTCATAATAGTTATTTTTAATATTGTCAAATTTAGATATAAGCATATTTATGACATCTATAGGGGTATCATCTTTATATAAATAAGGTTCTATGTAAGCGAATAATGGTAAATATACGTTGTATAATTGTTTTTCATATATGTCAAGTTTCTTTGGGGTAAAGATATTACTTCTGGCTATTGAGATTGTAATTATAGTAGATATTAAATTTATAAATATATCAGTCATAATAGAATAATTCATCCCCTTTCAACAAAATTTTACCACAAAGGGGGCAAACAGTAAAAGGAGGATTATAAATGGGTAAAAAAATAAAAACAACAGATTTAAATTTAAATGTTTCTACAGGAACAATGCTTTATATAGATATAGATATTTTTAGGTTCTTGTATGACCAAGAAATATTTTATATAACAGTTCAATTCCTTGATGGAGAGAACTACAAATTTTTAGAAGAAATAAATTTAGAAAAGGACAAAAGTATTTTAAATCATAATGATTTAAAAAGAGTTGCTTTAAATTGGATATTTGAGAACGTTGAGATAGTTAAATAAGCTCCTGAGGTACTAGCTCAAGAGCAACTAAAAAAATTATAGATTAATTTAATGGTTGGAATGGATATTTGTCTTTAATATAAGTATAAAAATAGCTACCCTTTGATGGTGCAGACATTAAAGCAGAATAAACAATCTCAGGTACATGTAGGTACCTATACACTTTGCCAGAGTGAAATTCAATTTCTAATGTGGAATTTCCATATCCAACGGAAGATAAGTTACTTGAATCAACTGGAGTTCTTTGCATAATAACACCCCCTTCAACAAAATTTTACCACAAAGGGGACAAACAGTAAAAGGAGGAATAGAAATGTTAAAAAAATTACTAGAAGAAAGGGGAATTAATCTAACAGAAGCAGAATTTGCAATAGTTGCTGAAATTACAACAGATGATATTAAGTTTAATAGATTTAGTTTTAGAAAGCGTACAAGCTTAGATTGCGTTTTAGACATTGCAATAAGAAGTGCAAGTATTTTTAAAAGATGTGCATAGAAAGGAGGGTTAAAAGATGAATGAAAATTGGTGCACATTAGCAATAGCAGTTCTTTATGAAAGACCTTGTACAATAGAGCAGGCATTTGAATTATATAACGAAGGTAAGTTTGCTAAAAATAGAAAAAAATCTAAAAAAGATTTAGAAGATATGGTTAAATTGAGAGATTTTTTATCACTTCAAGAAATAGCAGAAATATATGGCAGTAGTGAAAGCTCTATATGCCAAATAATAAATAAATTTAAAAAGAAAAAAAGCTCCCTGCCAGGAGCCCAATAATTAAATTAACATTCTAAAAATAGTATATGAAAGATTGGAGAGTTTGTAAAGTGGCTGAGGTGAAATGGATAAAGATAGTTACAGATATATTTGATGATGAAAAAATTTTATTAATAGAAAATATGCCTGAAGCTGACAGTATCGTAGTAATTTGGTTCAAATTATTATGCTTAGCTGGGAAGATGAACAATAGTGGGGTTTTTATGCTAAACGAAAAGATAGCATATACAGATGAAATGTTAGCAACTATATTCCGTAGGCAATTAAATATAGTTAGATTAGCATTAAATACATTTGAACAGTTTGGAATGATAGAAATAATAGACAAAGTTATAACTATTCCTAACTGGAGTAAACACCAAACTTTAGATCAATTAGAGGAAAGAAAAGAGTATATGAGGGAATACATGAGGGGATATAGGGAAAAGCAAAAACTATTAGCAGCTGGAGAATGTAAAGTTAACAGTAAAATTAATTGTAAATCTAATAGTAAAGCTAATGTTAACACCCTAGAAGGAGAAGAAGATATAGAAGAAGATATAGAAGAAGAAAAAGATAAGATAAGAATAGATTGGAATAAAATATTAAAATCATGGAATGAATTACCAGAACCAATAAAATCAGTACGTTCTATTACAGATAAAAGGAAAAAGAAAATAAAAATTAGAATGAAAAATTTGAAGTTGACAGAAGAAGATATATTAAAAGCAATAGATAAAATAAATAAAAGCAACTTTTGTAAGGGAGTTAATAAGAACGGCTGGACGATAGAATTTGATTGGTTATTCAAAGATGATAATAATATTACCAAGGTTTTAGAAGATAAATATATAAACAAGGATGGTAAATATGGAGATAGAGAAAATAATTCAAAGGATACAAGCCAATATGATTTCAACAGACCATATACAGGACCAAGTTATTCAGACGAAGACATTAACTTCTAATATATGCCCTATATGTAATGGTACAGGATGGAAATTTGATAGTGAAACAGAAACATATAGAAGGTGCGAATGTTATGAAAAAGAGAAGTTGCAAAGACTTTGGAAGAAGTATGGAATAGATCCAAAGGATATAAAAAAATTAAATGAGTACAAGCCTATTGATGATATACAAATATCTGCAAGGGATAAAGCAGTAAAATATATAAAAAACTTTGAAAAAATAAAAAATACTAAAGAAAATGGATTTGGATTATTTGGGCAACCAGGGGCAGGCAAGACACATATCTTATTATCCATAGGTGCTGCACTAATAAAAAAAGGTATAGAAGTTATATATATGCCTTACGTTGAAGTAATGAGGGAGTTAAAAGCTACAGCAATGGATAATGAATATTATATGAAGTTATCATCTAGTTATATGAAAGCAAAAGTTTTGATTATTGATGATTTGTTTAAAGATAAATTAAAAAATTGTGAATTAGTTGGAGAGCTAAGGGAAGCTGACATTAAACACCTGTATCCTATATTAAATTACAGGTATTTAAATAACTTACCAACTTTAGTAAGTACAGAATGTATTCCAGATATTTTACAAAAATTAGATGATGCTCAATGTGGAAGAATGGTAGAAAGATGCGGAGACAATATAACAGTATTTCAAGGTTCTAAGTATAACTACAGAATGAGAAAGTTCACTAAATAGAAGGGGTGAGAGTGTGCAATTAATGATTTTAAAAAATAGTTCTAAATTAGGAATAAACAATGAACTATTAACATTAGAAAATCTTATAAATAAATTACAGGAAGAAGTCAAAGAATTAAAAGATGCTGCAGAAGATAAAAACAATATAGATCATGTAGCAGAGGAAGCTTGGGATAGTTTGCAGATGTGTATAGAAGTTCTGGATAAGCTAGAAAGTAAGCATAATGTAAGTTTAAAGGCAACGCTAAATAAACATCATAAAAAAATTAAAGAGAGAGAATGGAAAGCTAAAAAGATGATAGTTTTTCAAGTATTCAATGATTATCATTAGGTCGAAATATGAAATTATTATGCAACTAACAATTGACTAAAATCAATAATAAATTGAAATGAATTGACAGATAAATTTAAAATAAAGCGGGTGGTTGAATGAAAGGTATTTATAAAAAATTCAAAAACTTAACAGGATTTAACTATCAATATATGGCTGATAAAGTAGGGGTTAGTAAACAACACATTCATGCATCCATGTCCAATTATTCTATGCTTTATAAGACTAGCATGGCAGCAATAATGAGTTGTTGTATTGATGATAAAATCAATGAATTAGAAAGAAATATTGAAGAACTTAAGATATTCAAAAAAGAAGTTATAAAGCAAGCGGTTGAGAATTCTAGTGATGCTAAGGGAGAATGATTATGGAAAGAAGATATGTTGTTATATGTAATAGATACAGAGGAATAGGTGGTAGCTTATTATTTTGGGGTAGGCACACTAAAGATAATGAAAAAAGAAGTTTTGGAGGATATACAAGTGATTTTAATGGCTGTGAAAAATACATGCTTGAAGAGATAGAACAAAGTGGTTATAACTTTCCGATCTATGGACAAGATGCACACCATGATAATTATAAATCTTTTGAAGATTTTGCAATAGACATAAAACGATTAAAAATATTAGGTTATAAACCTATGACTATTTATTATAAATAATATGAATTAAAGGTAAGGGAGTGAACAATATGAGACATAGGTTAAAAATTCTTCCTAAATATTTCAATGCAGTGTGCGATGGTAAAAAAACATTTGAAGTAAGAAAAGATGATAGAAATTTTCAAATTGGAGATAAATTGGTACTTGAAAAATATGAAAATGGAAAATATCAGTATGCAAATTGTGAAGTTGAAATAACTTATATTTTAGGAAGAAATGAAGACGAAAAAATATTTGTTCCAGAAGGATATGTAATCTTAGGAATTAAGTAGTAGGGCAATATGAAATTATTATGAAGGAAAGGAGTTTTCAAGATGAATTTTAATGTAACTTTAGATAATGAACAGATTAATGAAATTGCGTCTGTAACAGCAGATAAAGTTTTAGAAACTGTTAAATATCAAAGAAATAAAGATGAGTGGTATGAAAATGAAATAAAGGAACTTAAACTTAAAGTTGTAAAACGAGATAGTATGCTAGTTGAGAAAGATTTGTGTATAGAAAAATTAATAAAAAGAATAAAAACATTAAGAAATCAGTTAAATGAGAAGTTTTAAATAGGTCATAATTCAAAGAATTGGAGGAATTATATGGCTATAAATATGATGTGTATGAATAACAAATGTAAATATTATTGGGAAGATATGTGTTCTAAAAATGTTAATGAAGAATGATAGTTATTGATACAAATGGGAAATGTAAAACTTTTGAAGAAGGAGCAAGTGATTGGTATAAACAAGCTGAAGAAACAGAAATATATTAATGTGCCACAATTCAAAGAGTAGATCCAGGAATGAAATTATTGAGAAGAAAAAGGTAAATAAAAATGAAAACAGAAAAAGAAATTAGAGAAGAGATAGAATGCTGTAAAAAAACAATAGACAACTATAAAAAAGCCTATAAAGAAAAGAAAATACCTAAAGATGTATTAAAATCAACATTGCTTGAATGTGAAAATATGATATCAGCACTTAAATGGGTATTAGGCGAAAATGACAGATATGATTAATACACAATTCAAAAAAATGATGATTTAAAGAAGCCATTTAGGCTAAATGATTTTTATAATGTTTTGGACATTAATTGGTATATAAAGAATTCAGTTAGAAACAATTCATAATCCAATGATTGGAGGAGATAAGATGTTAATTCATTGTGAAAATAGTAATTGCAAACATTACTTTGAAGATAGTTGTATGAAGAATATGAACAAAGAAATGATTAGTATAGATAACACTGGAAGATATGTAGATTTTGAAGAAGGTGTAAATGAGATTTATTCAGAAACAGACAATAGTAAAAGGTGTGTTTTAACCAAAGAGGAAGTTTTAAAAATGCTTCCAGATAAGGATTATATCCATACTTTCAGAGATGGGAATATATCACTTATTGGGGCTGATTGGAGTAAAAAAGAAATATTAAAAGCTATAGAAAATTATGAGTTCGAGCTAACTGGACAACAGGCAACAAGTATGGGGCATGGAATAGCTTTTCAGGATAATAATGGTTGGGTGTTTGTTGAAACCAAGTAATTCATAATGCAAAAATGAAAGGGAGATTTTATATGCCTAAAATACTAAATATAAATATGGTTGTTCCAGATGATTGTGACGAAGAAAGAATTCGTTCAATAGTATTAAGTTTAGTAAATCAAGGTTATTTTGTACCTAATGCAACTTTACAAACTAATGAACTACGATTTGTAAATGGAGAAGGGTTCATTAAATTTAAATAAGCTTAATGCCACAATTTAATGAGAGGAAGATAAATGTTGTATAAAGAGGATTTTGAATCTTTAAAGTTATTAGCAGAGAATATCCAGACTTATGCTGAATTAAATAAAAAAGATATTGTAAAAGAATTAATAAAGGAAGTGAGAGCACAGTTAAATATAATTGAAAAGTTTTATAACTAATTTACAATTCAAAGATTAAGTACAACAAAATGATAATGAGAATAATATATATAAATAATAAAGCTACTATACCTATTAAGGGAGGAGTATTAAAATGGTACAAATCAGTGAACAAAGATTTTTAGAATTATTACAAGCTGAGGATAAGCTAGATGCCTTAGAATCTTGTGGAGTAGATAACTGGAGTGGTTATCAGTATATTCATGAATACCAAGCTTCTGAGGAGGAATTACTAAATATAGTAAATAGATTTTCAATTTAGGAGGATTAAATATTAAATCATAATTCTATCAAAATTAAAATGTCTTTAATGGCAATATAGGAGGTATTTATATGTATAGTACAAGTGCAAAGAATGAAGTTGTAATTAAATTAGTAGGCAAGTTGTCTATGGAATTTGAGGGAATAGACCAGTTAAAGGTTAGAAGCATAGTAGAGGAAGTTTTATATAAATACAATATATTGCCAGAGGAGACAGGCTTAGTAACAAGCGATATAGAAGAGAAATTACAAATATACTTAGCATCTAAAAAATTGGATGGTTTAAGTATAGAAACATTAAAAAATTACAGATATAACTTAATAATATTTGCAGATTATTTAAGAAAACCTTTAGCAGCTATAGAAACAATGGATTTAAGAATGTTTTTAGGGGCTAGATGCAAGGATATGAAGCAAAGTAGTGTTAACGGACAAATATCAATTCTAAAAAGCTTCTTTGGTTGGCTTGCGGATGAGGAGTATATACCTAAAAATCCAGCTAAAAAGTTGAAGCAAACTAAACAGCCTAAAAGAGTTAGGAAGCCATTAACAGAGGAAGAGGCTGAATTATTAAGACAAGCTTGCGAAACGGACAGACAAAAGGCATTGACAGAGTTCTTAATATCTACAGGATGCAGACTGGATGAAGTTTTTAAAGTAAATAAAGACGATATTAATTGGCACGAAATGAGCCTATTTATAGTTGGTAAAGGAGATAAGGAACGAAAAGTTTACTTTAATACAAAAGCTAAAATTTTATTAAAAAAATATTTATTTTCAAGGGAAGATGATAATCCAGCATTATTCGTTACATCCAAAAGACCTTATCATAGATTAGGAAAAAGGAGTATTCAAAGAGAATTTAAAAAGATAGCGAATATAGCAGGAATAGAAAAGTCAATACATCCTCACTTATTTAGACACTCTTTTGCAACCTACAAGATTAATAGTGGTATGCCAATGCCAATTATACAACACTTAATGGGACATGAAAGCCCAGCAACTACTCAAATATATGCTCAACTATCAGAAGAAACCGTAAAATATGAATACAAAAAAATATCTTAATAAGAAGGTGAAATATATGCGTAGACTTTCAATGATGGGATCATCTAAATATGAATTTAATCCAGAGCAGTTTAATGAAGATGTTAAAAAGCATAGAGAAAATTATAGAAGAAAAGAAGAAAAAATCACAAAGATTTTAGAAGAATTTATAAATCAAGATACTTATCAGGATAGAAATTTTAGAATAATAACAAAGGTTTTAAAAATGCTTAAAATTAGGTATGACTTATAAATAGAGGTGATAAAATGAAGCTTAAACATATAAGCAATATAAAGTGGATAGGTGGCAAACATGGCAAAGAGGAAAAGTACCTGGATTTAATGCCAGAACATAAAATATTCGTGGATTGTTTCTTTGAATCCGGAGCAATACCTTTTTATAAAGAAACAGTAAAACCAGCAAAACTTACAGTAGTAAATGATATTAATGATAGATTAATAAATTATATGATGGTACTTAAAGAGGATCCCGAAAGGCTATATAAAGAATGTAGCTCATTACCTTATAGTGAGAGCTTGTTTGAAAAATGGAAATGGGAAGCATGGCCGGAAGATAATTTACAAGCGGCAGTAAGATTTTATTACCTTATGAGAGTTTGTTTTGGTGGTGGGGGTCACAAATACAGAAACGGAATAGGATTGTCTAAAACTCAAAATAAGGCTAAGCAATTAATGACAGCCACAGAATTAATTCCTAAGATGGCTGGACTAATAAAAGAGTGGAATATTTTAAATAGAGATTTTGAGGAAGTAATAAAATTTTATGATACAGAAGAAACATTATTTTTCTTAGATCCACCATATCATAAGCATGAAGATATGTACTTTGGAGGATTTGAAGAAAAGGACCATATAAGATTAAAGAAAAGATTAGATAAGATAAAAGGAAAAGCTATGGTTTGTTATTATAGTAGTCCATTAATAGATGAATTATATAAAGATTGGCATATAGTTGAATATAGTACGGCCAGCCAAATAAAAAATAGAATTGATGGGGAAAAGTGTCCAGTAAGAAATGAATTGATACTTATGAATTATAAACCTATAGGGTTTGAACAATTAAGCATTGTTTAGATCAGAGAGGAGTAAAAGTAATGGCTAAAAGAGATAATGTTTATTTAGTATTAATGACACATTGTAATGTTAATTTGCAATGTGATGATAAAAAGCTCCAGTTAAGATATAGAAAACCTAATAAAGATAGTGAATATGGGGTTTGGTTCTGCAATGGAGAAAATACAGGATTACAGGTAACTGAGTTATATGAAACATTAAAAGAGAAATATAAGAGTATAAAAGTTATTTGGAAAAGACAGTTTTAAAACTAAATAGGTGTAGGGATTAAACTATGTATTTCTACACCTTAACTGTACTAGAGTATTAAAACGATAATACAAAGGAGGATTAATCATGGAAGCATGGATGGATAAATTGGACAAGTACTTTAATGGGGAGTTAAAACTATTTGAGGAAAGCTACACAATAACTTATCCATGCATTTTAAAGAGAGGCAGAAAAAGAATAAAAGCAAAGATAGATATGGATCATGGTGTTATATATAACCTAAAAGGGAAAGGAAATCAGGAAGGTGAAGGCGGTATGAGAAAGATTAAATTTAGAGCATGGGATAAAATAGATGAAAAAATAAGAGAGGTTACACTAATTGATTTTGAATATAAAAAAGTAAAATTATTAAATGATTATACTGACGAAAGTTATTTACGTAATTTTGAAGAAGTTATTTTATTAGAATATACAGGTTTAAAAGATGTAAATAATAAAGAATTTTACGAGGGAGATATATTACACATAGAAATAAAAGATAAAAAAATAAAAAATAAAATTATAGCAAGTAGTAATGAAGTTGTAGAACATAAAGGTTATAAATTTGGTGTGGTGTGGGGAGGGCATAGAGATTTTATAGGATTAGATGGATTTTATAATACTACTTTTAAAGTTATAGGGAATGTATATGAAGATTCAAAACTATTACAGGAGGGATAGTATGCTAGATGAATTTGATTTAGCTGGATTAAAATTAACAGAAGAAAAGAAAATTCAATTTAGAAAATTTTATATAGATATGGACCGAATTCTTACCCTATTGGGTGAATTTGACAAAGATAAACTAAGTGAATTAGCAGCTTTAGCTAGGAAATTAGGTGAAAATATGACTTTTGGCGGAAAAGAAAATAGGCCTCGCATTAAAATGTGGGGGAAAAATAGATTCTATGAGTAGGAGGACAACCATGAAGGATACTACATTTTTATTAAAACAATACAATGATTTAAAAGTAGAAATAAGTGAACTTGAAAATAGAATTGAGAAATTAGAGAATAAAAAGGTTAAAATTGAACAAGACAGTGTTAAAGGATCTAGCAATGTTTTTCCTTATACAGAAAGAAAATTTACTATTGAAGGGTATAATTATCCGGAAGCAGATAAAAAAGAAGAAAGATTAATTAAATTAAATAATCTATTAAGCAAAAGAAAAAATAAATGTGAGGATATGAAATTACAGATAGAAGAGTTTATAAACAATATTCCAGATTCGAGAACGCGAAGAGTATTTCAATATAGATATATTGATAATCTAAGCTGGCAGGCAATAGCAATAAAAATTAGAAAAACTGATGAAAGCTATCCTAGAAAAATAATCCATGATAAATACTTAGAAAACTTATAATTAATCCGAATAATCCGAATTATATGTGGTATTATGATATTAATCAAAATTGTATAAAGCAGAGATTTTATCGTACAAAATAAGGTAACTGCTAAAATAAAAAATATATAATGTATTGTGTATGTACTAAGAAGCACTTGGTTAATTCCAAGTGTTTTTTTATTATAATGAACAATTTAATATGGAATATATTATATTAAGTTTTCACTATTTAAATAAAATTATTAGTTTTCTTTAAATATATTTTAAAGTATTGTTTAGAAGTTTAATACTAATAAATTATTTTTTATAAAATTTACTATAATTTAAATAAAACTCATAAAATGTAACAAAAAGCAATAATTTAATACTTGAATTTACAAATTTACAAATTATATAATGAATATGTATAAAATTATAAGGAGGAAAAAATATGAGAAAGAAATTTAGTTTATTTGTAGTTTTTATATTTACCCTAGTAGTAGGGATTGTAGGCATTAGCAATGCAAAGGTTAAAGCAGCAGGAGATAATACAAATGCTGTAGTAAATGAAAAAAAAGAATTCATACCTATACATAAATATACATTTGATAATGATGATGGTAATAATGTCATAGATACAGGTAATTCAAAAATATTGTTAAATGGCAATGCAAAAGGTTCTTTGCTTCTAGATGAGGGTGGAAATAAATTTAGAAGATTTGATGGTAAAAGTAAAATTAGCTTTAACTCAAAAATTATTGATGGCAAAAGTAAATTTACTTTAAAATAAGGATTAGGCTTAATGAAGACAATTGTTCTTCTGATCATGGTTTTTATGTTATTGACAATTCCAATACATATGATAGAGGAATATCAATTTTTTTAGGAGATAATAATATTGGTTTTAGGGTTAATGATTTCCGCTCATCTGCAGGTATAAATATAAAAGATAATAAGTGGCATGATGTTATGCTAACATGGGATGGTACAACAAATAATAATGGAGTGAAATTTTATTTAGATAATTTAAAAAAACCAGTAAAATCTGGTAAAGTATCAACTATTAATGGAGCAATTGAAAATTTAGCTTTTGGTGATATAGGATCATGGGATAGTGATAGATATAAATTTAAGGGAGATTTAGATGATATTGAAATATATGATGAAGTTGTTGATTATTCAAGTAAAGCGGAGTCTATATCATTAGATAAAACATCTATGGATTTAATAGAAGGTAGTTCAGATAATCTAAATGCTAAAGTATTACCTGAAGATGCTACTAATAAGAAAGTAGTATGGTCATCAAGTGATGAAAAGATAGCTAAGGTAGATGAAAATGGAAAAGTAACAGCTATAAAAGAAGGACAAGTAACAATAACAGCTAAAGTAGAAGGTACTGATTTAACAGCTACTTGTAAAGTTAATGTTACTAAAAAGGTAGAAGAAAATAAAAATAATGCTATATTAAGCATATCTTTAGTAAATGGAGCTACAAAAGAATATGATGTAAGTATGCAAGAAGTAGAAAAGTTTATAAATTGGTTTGAGGAAAGATCTAATGGCAAAGGTCCATCATTATATTCATTTGATAAAAAGATTAATCCTTATAAAACAGTTAAAGAATATATAGTACATGATAAGATAGCATCTTTTGAAGTAAGAGAGTATGAAGGAACAAATAAATAGTTAAATATTAGAGAGCACTTAAGGAATAAGCCTTAGGTGCTTTTTACATACCTAAAATTGATTAGGAGACTATATTCATATTAAATAAAATATGGGAGGTAGGAGGTTGAAGGTAGAAAAGATATTAAAAACACAGCAGCCGAACACACATAAACAATTAAATAAAAATAGAAAACAGAATAATAAAAAGTGTAGGAGAGGTAAGAAAGAAGAAAACCTCTCCTTTTCTGATGTTATGGATCTTATGAAACATGATAGCTATTGCAGGGGTAGAGGTGGAAGCATAAAACAAAGAACATGGGGAAAGTAGAATGAGAGTGTTAAGAAAGAGATAACTTAAGAGTATACATTGCTAAAAGTCACTAATCTTTAAATAATTGAATATAATAATCATGTAAATATTGAAAAAGGAAGATGATTTTATAATGATACCTAATTATTATGCTTTATGGGATGGATATTGGAGAAGTTATCGCATTAGTAGTGAAGCAGCTGTGCAAATTGCACTACAGCAGGTTCCAGGACAGGTAGTAAGAGTTGAGTTAGATGTTGAAGATGGTATATTAGTTTACGAAGTTAGCATTAGAACCACTGCTGGAATTTATGAAGTAAAAATAAATGCTAACACAGGACAGATAATTGAAGTTGATAGGGATTTTGATTAGTTAAATTCTAGTAAAACATATTAATTTAACAAAGAGCTCATAGGGCTCTTTTTTATATACAAAACAAACAAAGCAGCTAGCAACGAGGTGGTGGTATGGAAAATATAAGAGGACCAGATGAAAAAGACCAGGCAAAACAAGATTACATTAAAGGTGTGAAATATAAAGACTTAGCTGAAAAGTATTCAGTTAGTTTAAATACAATTAAGTCCTGGGTAAAAAGATATGGTTGGTCGGAAGAGAAAAAAAAGAAGGGTGCACACAAGAATAAAAAGGGTGCACCCTTAAATAATAAAAATGCAGTAGGTCATGGAGCTCCAACAAAGAATAAGAATGCGGAGAAACATGGCTTCTTTTCTAAGTATTTACCGGAGGAAACTTTAGGGATAATGGAAGAAATAGAAACTAAGAAACCTTTAGATATATTATGGGATCAAATAATGATACAGTATGCAGCAATAATAAGAGCACAAAAGATTATGCATGTTGAATCCAAAGATGAGATGATAAAAGAATTGAAAAAGACAAAAGATTCATGGGCAGATAAGAGTTCCTCTGAAGAGAGAGAATATGAATTCCAGTTTGCTTGGGATAGACAGGCCACTTTTTTAAATGCACAGAGTAGAGCAATGGGGGAACTAAGAAGTTTAATAAAACAATATGATGAAATGTTAAATACTAATTGGAACATAGCTACAGAGGAACAAAAACTAAGAATTGAAAAACTTAAAGCTGATATAAATAAAGATGATAACAAGGATAAACCAATAGAAATACTAATCAAACGAAAGGGTAAGGATTAATGCTTATAGTAAAAGAAGTTAATCTGCACTTTGAAAATTTTATATTTGATTGGAACTATAAGTTTTATTTTTTAGTAGGTGGCTATGGTTCATCTAAGAGTTATCATGTTGCTTTAAAATTAATACTTAAACTATTAGAAGAAAAAAGAACAGCCTTAGTGGTGAGAGAAGTATATGACACTATTAGAGATTCTTGTTTTTCATTATTTGATGAAATAATAACCGAAATGGAATTAGATGATAGGATTAAATGTGTTACTTCTCCTATGCAAATAAGATTCCCTAACGGTAGTAAGATTATATTTAAAGGTATGGATAAGCCAGCTAAATTAAAATCTATAAACAATGTATCTATAATATGGATAGAAGAATGTTCAGAAGTAAAATATGCTGGATTTAAAGAACTTTTAGGAAGGTTAAGACATCCAACACTAGAACTACACATGATACTTTCTACTAATCCAGTATCAAAGAATAACTGGTGTTACAAACATTTTTTTATGGATACTAAAAAGAAGATTTTTATTTTAGATGATAAGGAACTTTACAAAAATAGAATAATTATAAAAAACAACACTTATTATCATCACTCTTTAGCTGATGATAATTTATTTTTGCCTAAAACTTATATAGAGCAACTAGATGAATTAAAAACATATGACATTGATTTATATAGAATAGCTAGAAGAGGTAGATTTGGAGTTAATGGTAGAAAAGTATTACCACAGTTTGAAAAGAAACCTCATTATGAAGTACTTCAAGCAATTCAAAATATTAAAAATTCTATTTATAGGGTTGGTATGGACTTTGGATTTGAAACTTCATATAACGCTATAGTTAGATTAGCAATAGATGATGAGAATAAGATTTTATATATTTACTGGCAGTATTACAAGAACCAAATGACAGATGATAAAACAGCAATAGAAATAGCAGAATTTAAGAAAACACAGGAACTAATTAGATCAGACAGTGCAGAGCCTAAGACCATTAAATATTATAAACAAGAAGGATTTAATATGAGGGGTGCTAAAAAGTTCCAAGGCAGTAGACTCCAAAACACTAAAAAGGTTAAGAGATTTAAAAAGATAATTTGTTCAGAAGATTGTCCAGATGTTATAGATGAACTAGAAGATTTAACTTATGCAGTAGATAAAAATGGTGAAATTATAGAAGATGAATTTAATATAGATCCTCATACATTTAGTGCAATATGGTATGCATTAGATGGATATGAAGTTGCTGATATTAAAGAGAAAAAATATGATAATTCAGTATATGAAAAAGGAAAAGGAGTTGTTGCAAGAAATACAACTACTGATCCATACGGAAGGAAAGGAGGTACAGTATTTTAGTGGAAAAACAAGCAAGAACTATAAGAGATACATTATTAAAGTTACCGGATAATGAAATAGCTGAAAGGAAACGTGTATTTACTGATTACTATTATTACAAAGGAAAATCTATAGACTTAGAAAAAGCAAAACAAAATCCAGCACTATATGGTCAGAATTGGCCAGTAGATGATAATGTTGATTATAGCCCCACACAAGATATAAGAAATAAAGTTAAGCCACTTCTTAAGAAACAAGCTAGATGGATGTTTGGTAAGAAGCCAACATTGATATTTAAGGCAGATGATTTAAAGGATAAAGAGCAGTGTGAAGAACTAAGAAAATTTATAGAAGATGTATTTGAAAACAATAATTTCTGGAACAATACTAGGAAAGCATTCTTAGAAGCTACTATAAAGAAAAGGGTACTACTTAGAGCAGAAGCTAATCCAGGAGATCCTGTTACAATCAAATATGAAAGTATAGAAAATTTCTTTTATAAAGAAAAGAATGGAAAGTTGTTAAAAGCTATTTTCTTTGAAGAAGATGAAATGAATGTTTATAAGGAAGAAGATAAGGATAAGATTTATTATTTGCATACTTATTATTACAATGCAGATGAAAATACTAAGGCACTTCAAGCCTGGTATAGAAAAGAAACGTATAAAAACATTGAACTACAAAAGGAATTAACTATAGATCAAGACACAGGATTCTCTATTATTCCATGTTGGCTTATAAGAAATGGTGGAGAACTTAATAATACTTTTGGTGAAAGTGACATTACAGACTTAAGAGATGCACAAAATCAATATAATAAAAGAAATAGTGACTTTGCGGATGCTTTAAGATTCCAGATGTTTGGTTCTGAAAGTATAATTGATGGTAATGAAGATGATGTAAATAGATTAACTATAGTTCCTAATGCAGTACATGCAATAAAAACTAGAGATGAAGCGCTAGCAGAAGGGAAGCAAGCTACTATTCAGAGACAAGAATACAATATAGGTAGTAGTTCAGCATTGGATTCTTATCTTGATAGAGCAGATAGTGATATGAAAGAAACGTTAGATATGCCTAAGATAAGTGATTTAAATAATATACCTAGTGCCAAAGCTATGGTATATCTTTATAATGACTTAATTGCTAGATGTGAAGAGAAATTTAATGACTGGGAAAAGCCTTTATTATCTTTAATGAATTTCATTATTGAAGTAGGGTCAGTGTGCTATCCAGGGATATTCAATAAAGCTTGGGTACAAATGAAATATACTAAGATTATAAAACAAAACTATCCTATTCCTAATGATGAAGATGAAAAGAAAACTTTAGCTATGAAAGAAGTAGAAGCAGATGTTAGAAGTAGGAAATCTTATATTAAAGAATACAGTGATGAAGAAGATGTTGAAAAAGCTTTTGAAGAAATATTAGATGAAAAAGCAATGATGATTAATGCAGAATCAGATCAATACAATAAGGCTTTAGATAATGAATTAGACAATTTAGATGATAAGTCTAATAATAAAGGAATTGTTGGTGATGAATAATGAATTTATACCAACAGAGGATATTAGATGCCAGAAAAGAATTTTTAAAGCTTAATAAGAAGCAGGAAAGAGAATTATTAAGAATATATCAAGAATTAGCTAAAGAATTATCAAGTGAAATTTCTTCATGTAAAACTAGTTCAAGCAAACAACATTTAAGTGGAATGGAAGAAATAGTCCAGGCTTACATAAATGAATTAAATAACAAATTAAATAATGTTATTAAAAGTAACATTAAATCTAGTTCACAAATAGCTAGCACAACAAGTTTAGCTTATTATCATAGTATAACTGATGATGTTAAATTAAGATCTATGTTTAATAAATCAGTTATAAATACGTCAGCTAGTACAGTAAAAAAACTTATACGAGGAAAGTATTATGAAGATGGTAAAACATTAGATAAAAGAATTTGGAATGTAACTAAAAGTAATGCTAAGGATATAGATACTTTAATAAAAGTTAATGTAGCTAAAGGTGCTAATGCTAGAAAATTAGCTCAACAATTAGAAAGATATATAAATCCAGCTAAAAGAATAGAAGCTAAAACTTTAGAAGTTGGTATGAATAAAAGTATATCTTATCAAGCTCAAAGATTAGCTAGAACATCAATTACTCATTCATTTGCTGAAACAACAATAGAAAATGCTAAGAATAATCCATTTAATAAAGGGATTAAGTGGAATTTAAGTGCTAGTCATAGTTTTAGGATGCATGGTAAAACAGATATTTGTGATGATTATGATGGAAGGGTATTTAAGCCTAATGAAGTTCCATTACAACATCCTAATTGCTTATGTTACTTTACTGAGGAAAATGAAGATATAAATAAGGCTATTAAAGAGCTTAAAGCATGGAATAAAGGAAAATCTAATTCTAAGTTAGATAAATGGTATGAAGATAATAAGAAATTAAATATAATAGAATATCCTAAGAAAAAGTCTAAAGAAATACAATGGAAAGATTTTAAAGGAAACTATACTGAATTTAAGAATAAAAGAGAGATAAAGAAACATCTAATAGATAATTATAAAATAAAGTTTTCGGACAGTACTAAATATCCTATAAATAAAGATATATTACAAGATTCAGTTAATTGGCTAGATAAGTTTCATAGTTATTTTGAAGGATTTAAGGAGATAGATCCAGTTGAATTACCAATAATAAAAATCAAAGCAAGGATGAATGCAGTAGGCTATTACCAATATTACATCAACAAACCTCAAGCAGTAGAACTAGCTTTAAATGGTGCATATTTTACTGATAAAGGGTATAATAATAGTTATATAGAACAATGTATTAAAAGTAAGTGGACAGTAGCTAATGCTAAGCCACATAAAACATTTGTACATGAGTACGGTCATCATATTGCTGATTCTATGAAATGGCTTGATAAGGACAGCGGTATATCTAGCAATAATTGGTGCAAAGAATTTATAGAAAATACTATTTCAGATTATAATAAAAAATATAATGAAGATATTAGTTTTAAAAATATAGCTGAACTTGTAAGCAGATATGGGGGAACTAAGCCAGAAGAAGCTTTTGCAGAAACATTTGCAGAATATTTTGGTGGAGAAAATCCAAGAAAATTTGCTAAAGTATTTGGAGAAAAAGTAGAAAAGAAATTAAAAGAATATATAAAAATGAAAGGGTGATAAAGATGGATCAACCTGAGCCAAGATTTTTAAAAGAAGGTTATGGGTATTATACAGATGATGGTTTACAAATTAAAGAGAATGCACCTAAATGGGCAAAAGATGAATATAAAGAATTTATGTCAGAACCATATAAAATAGAAAAATAAAAGCACTTACTAAGTAAAAATAGTAGGTGCTTTTATTATGCCTAAGATTAAGGAGGAAAAGAAAGAATGGCACATATAAAAGATATTATAGGAGAAGAAGCATTCAATGCTCTTTCAGAAGATAAAAGAAAAGAATTAGATAAAAAAGATTTTGAAGATGTTTCAAGTGGTTCATTCATTTCAAAAACTAGATTTGATCAGGTAAATGAACAGGCAAAGGAATATAAAAAACAAGTTGGTGAAAGAGATAAACAAATAAATAATTTAAAAGAAGAATATAAAGATGTTGATGGATTGAAAGAAAAAGTTGAGCAATTAGAATTAGATAATAAAACACAAAAAGAAACTTATGAGAAACAATTATCAGATATAGCTTTTAATAATGCCTTAGAAAAAGGTTTAGGGGCTTTTAGTATTAAGGATAAAAAGTTAATTATGACACTTATAGACAAAGATAAGCTTAAGGTAGATGGAGATAATGTCATAGGTCTTAAAGAACAAATAGAGCCACTTAAAACAAGTCATGAATATTTATTTGATAAAGAAATAAAAGGCACAGGATCATTTGTTACTGGTGGTAATAATGATACACAGCCAAATAAAACTAACTTTGCTTCAGAATTAGGAAAGCAAAGAGCAGAAAATATGAAAGCAAAAAGTTTAACAGACTTTGCTAAATAAAAATAAAGGAGGAATGTATTTTGAGACAATCAAGCTATACAATAGGTGCTAAACAAAATAAATTAAGATTAATAGCTGGAGATCATTTTATTTCATTGCCTATCAAAATAAGAAAAGGTGATGTAAAACCACTTTTAGATGAAAATGAGGTGCTTTTAGCAGGTACTTTAATTACTAAAGATGGTAAGAAAGTAACTTCAACTTTAAGTGAAACAGATGCATTTGGTGTTGTATATCAAGATACATCTTTTAAAGGTTCAATGTCACCAACAGCAGATAGAGATGATGCAACAGAAGTAGTGCCAGTATTTGTCCATGGTGCTTTATATGAAGATGTAGTTGAGTTTAATTCAGATGAAGCTATTAAAAAAGTTGAAATGGCAGCATTAAAACAAATAATTTTTGGAGAATAAGGAGGAAATATATATGCCAAATTTAAGAGATTATATTAATTCAAAAAACATAGCTCTTTATATTAAAGAGTTACCAGCAGAACAAACAATAGATAAGGCTCTATTCCCAGATAAAAAAGTTAGTGGAACAAAGTTAGAAATGGCTAAAGGTGCTAAGAAAAAGCCAATAGCTTTAAGGATGAGCACTTTTGATGCAAATACAAAGATGAGAGCATTAAGTGCTGATTTAACAGTTAAATCAACAGAAATACCTTTCTTTAAGGAAGGCATGGGGATTGATGAAACAACCAGAAGAGATTTGCAAAATGCAATAGGAGCAAATAATGAAAATTTTGTAAATGCATTATTAGGACAAGTATTTGAGAATTATTCCAATTTAATAGATGGAGCAAATATAATTTCAAAGAAAATGAGATCATCAGTAATTCAAAATGGTTTATTAAACTTTACTTCAAAAGATGGCGATATTGTAGTAGAATATGGGGTCCCAGATAATCATAGGGAAGTATTAACTGGAACAGATAAGTGGACAAATCCTGATGCTGATATTATAGGAGATATAAAGTCATGGCAGAAGGCTATTACAAATGACCAATATGCAAAGCCTAAAACATTATTGTTAACTGAAAATACTTTTGATAGTACATTTTTAGTTAATAAAGCTATTACAAATCATATTAAGAACAGTAATTTAAATACTTCATTAATTTTATCTCAAGCGAATTATATTCAATTTGTTAAAGAAGTACTTCAATTAACAGTTGTATTCTTAGAAGATGCTACTTATATTCCATCAGAAGGTGATGATCCAGTTCCATATTATGTGGATGGTAAAATAACACTTATGAGTGGAACAACTTTGGGCAATACTGTTTATGGTACAACTCCAGAAGAATTTGACAAGCAATCAGGTTCATCTAAATTAGATACTTATATGGTGGACACAGGTATTGCAGTAACAACAATGGTAAAAGAGGACCCAGTTACTGTAGATACAAAAGTATCAGTTATGCCTATTGTTTCATTTGACAGGGCAGATGAAGTATTCTTTGCAACAGTATATTAATTAGAGTAGTCAATATGACTGCTCTTTAGTTTTATATAAGAAAGGAGATTTTTATTATGGCAAAGTCCAAAGAAGAAAATATAAATGCTATGGAAGATGAGAAAGTAGAAGAAAAAACTTTAAAAGCTAAGGCTAAGCAATATATAAAATATGGAGGTAAACATATTAAAATTGATGAAGAATTTGAAGTTAAGGAATGTGATTTAGGGGAGCTAAGAAAATATGCTGAAATAGAAGAAGGTGAATAAGAATGGAACTTACACCTTTAGAAATATTAAAGATTAATTTAAATGAAAGCCAATATCCTGTATTTACTGATGAAGAATTAAATAATTTACTTGCAGTTAATGACAATAATGTTCTTAAAGCTAGTTGGCGTGGTTGTTTAATGAAAGCTAATACTGATAAGAAAATAAAAGTAGGACCTATAGAAGTGGAAAATGCTGATCCAGATTATTGGAACAACTTGGCCGCTATGTATCAGGCTGATTATTTACAAGAACAGGCTAATTTAAATCTAAGTAAAGCTACAGGATACAAAACATCTATGAGAAGGGCAGATGGATGTTAGATGTCTACTTTAAAAGCTAAAAAGATTATAGATACAATTGATAAAGGAATAGAATTGAATCCTACGACAATAGAATTTAAACACACTGAAAAACTTATTGTTGATGGAGCATTTGAAGAAGTTGAAACTATAAAAGCTCTTAAGGTTCTTATATATCTTGAGGATAGTTCAAATAAGATAGTTATAGATAGCAAAACACAGGGAACATCTTACAGTACTGATAAATACAAAATGATTGCTAATAAGGATGCAGATATAGAAATTAATCCTAAAGAAGCTATTGAGTTTAAATGTTTAGAAGGCCATATGAAAGTTACTGCAACTTATCCTATACAAATAGAAAATACTATATGTGGGTACATGTGTGATCTCGAGAGGGTAGATTAATATGAATTTTAGAGCTATTGAATATATCGCAAGAAAAAAAGTGGGTATGAATATATTGTGTAATGCAATGGCTAGGAAATTAGAAAGTCAAGCCAAAAATGATGCTAAATGGATAGATAGAACTTCTAATGCTAGACAAGGTTTAAAAGGTGGATGTGAAGGTGGAGGAAATAACTATTCTATATATTTGGCTCATGGTGTTGAATATGGAGAGATATTAGAAGAAGGAAGTAAACCTCACGTTATAGCTCCCAAGAATGGAAAGGCCTTATATTGGAAAGGTGCAGCACATCCAGTTAAAAAAGTAAATCATCCTGGTACGAAAGGATTTAAGACAATAGAAAACACTTTAGAAGGTAATAGAGAAGTTATTAAGTCAGCAGTGCTTAGATATTGGAGTGATGATTAGAATTGAGAGCAGGAATAAGACAAAAGTTAATAGATAGTATTCCAGAACTTAAAGATTGTTATGAGCCTACAGTTCCATCTAAAGATACAGTAAAGCCTTATGCAGTAATTCTGCAAGGTAGTGATGATGAACAGAATAATCCAACTTCATTTAAAAGGACTATTGAGATATGGTTATACGAAAAAAGAACTACATTTCAAAAGTTAGATGCTTTATCTGAGAAGGTAATTAAATCTTTAGATTTACAAACTATAGAAGATGTTAATGCAGATGAAACTTTTACTTGTATTTTTAATGGAGCAATAGGCCAAGACATTATTGACGAGGAATGGAATGCTATAGCTAGAGGATTAAGATTTGAAGTTATTTCTCTGCATGAAGAAGATGAAGTTAATAAAGATGAATGGTTAGATGCTTTAGAAGAATACACTAAACAAATAATCAATTATCCAATTTATTTGAACAATTGGAAAAAGGATTTTGAGGTGCCTTCTATACTTTGGAGAGTGGCTAATACAAGTAAGGAACGTATTAATGGAGCCCTAATTAAAGAGAATAAAACACTTATATGCCATGTAGTTGATAGGAATAGAGGTAATATAGAAAAGTTATTAGATACTATAGAAGATAAACTCATAACAGATTTAAAGATACCTTTAGACTTAAAAGATAGAAGGTATTTAACTATAGAAAGCATACAGGAAGATAGAGATGCAGATATGTTAGGAGTAGGACAATTAACTGTAGATTTTAGCAGAAAGAAAATGATAAAAGATGATACTCCTACTATAAATAAAATTTATGGTAAAGGAAGTTTAAAATAGGAGGATTAGTATGCAGGAAGAAACAAATTTAATCCAGGAGGAATTATATCCAGTACAAGATTTAATAGAAAATTGTGAAGCACTAACAGGTTACAGAAAAGAGGTAGCAGTTGGTGCTTTATTTGATTGTGGTAAAGAAGAAATGACTAAAAAAGAATTTGAAGGAAGAATTAAAAAGTTCTTAGGAAAGAAGGTGGAATAATGGCCACAGGAGTATGGAATGAAAATAATAGACCTACTATACCGGGTTTTTACAACCGATTTAAAGCATTAGCAGAAAAAAGAATAGGAACTGGAATACATGGCATTTTGGCCATGCCAGTTAAAGCTAATTGGGGACCTATAGAAAAAGTAGTAAGTATAAAAGATGAAAAAGACTTAATAAATAAGTTTGGTAAGGACAATACAGCGTATAGATTAGGCAGATTATCGCTATTAGGACAACCTAAAGAGCTGTTACTATATAGGCTTACAGATGGTGCAGAAAAGATATCAAGCGTAATGCTTAAGGATACAGAAGATACAGATATTCTAAAAATAGAAACCTTATATCCTACAACTAGAGATTTTAATATAACAATTAGAACAAATATAGTAGATGATACTAAGAAAGATTTAATTTTATATGAAGCAACTAAACAGCTATATGCATTCTCTGAACTTGGTGGAACTATAGAAGAAGTAGCTAAATCTATTAATGAAAATGTGGAAAATACATGGCTTAAGGCTACTAAATTAGATGAAGGCAATGGAAAACTCGGTAATGTTGCAAATCAAACCATTACAGGAGGTAATGATGGTACAACATCTATAACTAATGAGCATTATATTAAAGCTATGGAGATACTTGAAGGCTATAAAGCTGATGGGTTTTGTTTAGATGGTGTAACTGATGAATCATTACAAAACACTGTAAAAGCATGGGTTAAAAGAAATAAGACTAAAGGCAACAATATAATTGCTTACTTAGGAATTAAGGACACAGATACTATTCAACAAGCTAACACAAAGAGTAAAGAATTTAACTTTGAGGGGATAGTTAATGTAGGTATTAGTGGTTACTATGAAGGTGTAAAGTATACACCCACTGAAACGGCATGCTATATAGCTGGATTAGCAACAGGTAAAAGGTTAAAAGAGAGTATCTGCAATGAAAAGACTATATTTGAAGATGTAGAACCTCGTTTAAGTAAGGAAGAAGTGGAGAACTGTTTAGAAGCAGGAACTCTAATTCTAGTAAAAGAAGATGATGAGATTATAGTTGTAGATGATGTAAATACACTAAAAAAATATAGTGAAGAACAAAATGAAACTTGGGGATATATCAGAGGTATAAAGTTCATGAATGCAGTTGATGGAGATACTGCACTAAAAAGGAAAGAGTTTATAGGTAAAGTACCTAATGAGGGGACAGGTCGATTAGCATTAATATGTGCTCTTAAACAATACTTTGAGGTTTTAGAAAAAGAAGGTGTAATAGAAGACTTTACAGTCGAGATAGATGAGGAATTACAAGCTAAGGCGAAAAATGATGAAGTATTCTGGAAATGGGATGCTAAGTATGTAAATGTAATGAAACGTATCTATGGAACAGGATATTTGAGATAGGAGTGATAATTTATGGCATTGGATGCTTCAAGAACCATACACGGGTCTAAAGGGAAAATACTTATAGATGGTATATGGCAAACAAATCTTACAGAAACAACAGCTGAGGTTGAGTTAGATAAAAAAGAACTTAACTTAGTTGGAGATGATTGGACAAGATATAAACAAGGAAGTAAAAAAGGTACAGGTTCAATGAGTGGATTTAAAGTAAGTTCAGCTATGATTCAAAGAGGGTTTAAAAGATTTGAAGTTATTTCATCTTTAGAAGACCCAGAAGCTTATGGACATGAACGAATTCGATTAATGAATTGCATGGCAGATAAATTAAATCTTATAAATTTAAAAGCTAATGAATTAGTGGAGGAGGAAACTCCTTTCACATTTGAAGGTTATGAGCTCTTAGACCCAATAGTTGTAGAATAAATAAATTTTAGGAGGAATTATTAATGAGTGAAAAAATAAAGGATGAAGAAATATTAAATATGACAGAGGAAGATATAATAAACAGACTTATGGAGCCTGATGAAGTTCCAGAAGCTACTTATTTTATAGAACGATTAGGTGTTCCAGTAACTTTAAAAGGTTTAAGTGAAAAAGAAATAAATAAAATAAAAAGACAATGTACTTATACTAGAAAAGAAAGAGGAAAAAGAATAAAAGAATTAGACGATGAGGAATTTAATGCAGCACTTATAGAAGCGGCAACAGTAAGCCCAAATTGGAATAATTCTAAATTATTAGATGCATTAAAAGCAAGTGATGGTAAACAGGTTATAAGAAAGAAATTCCTAGCAGGAGAAACTTCTGCAATGGGAGATAAGGTTTTAGAATTAAGCGGATTTGATAATGAATTAGAAGAAATTGAAGATATAAAAAACTAATAAGTCGTGGTGGAAAAATAACAGCTTTATACAATATGTATTCAAAGCATAATATTTGTCCTCACGACTTTTATAATGTTCAAATTAATGATATGGCGAGAAGATTAATTCTCGCCTTTACTGATTATGAGATAGAAGAGGAAAAGAAAATAGCTGAACAAGCCCGAAAGGGGGCTAGATAATTGGCTAAAAAAGAAATTTATAGATTAGATATAAAAATTGGGGTTGAAGGAGATAGTGAAGCCAAAAAGAAGCTGACAGCAACTGAGAGATTCGCAAAACAAACAGAAAAAAGGACTAAAGCTTTAGATAAAATAAAAGCTAGTCCTTCTGTTAGATTAAAAGATAAGTTAAGTAAACCCCTTGAGAAGATGGAAGGGAAGTTATCTAAATTTTCAAAGGCAGCATGTTCTAAATTAGCAGCTATAGCAACTGCTGGAGCAGTAATGATAGGTGGACTAGGAATAGCTGCTGCTGTACGAGATTTTTCTAATTTTGAACAGGGACTTGCTAATGTTAAAGCCATAAGTGGAGCTACTGCACAAGAAATGCAAGTGCTGGGGAAAGAAGCTAGAAGATTAGGAGCGGAAACTGCTTGGTCAGCTAAAGATGTAACAGATGCAGAAATGCTACTAAGTCAAGCTGGATTTAAGGTCCAGGAAACTATAGCAGCATTGCCAGGATTGTTAGACATGGCTTCTGCTGGAGATATACAATTAGCAGAAGCAACAGATATAGCAGCAGGGACAATAAGAGCATTTGGAATGGAAGCTAAGCAAAGTGCACATGTTGCAGACGTATTAGCACTTACTGCATCCAGGACCAACTCCGACATATCGGGAATTGGGGAGTCAATGAAATATGTAGCTCCAGTTAGTAAGGCATTAGGGATTAGCTTTGAAGAAACAAGTGCTGCAATAGGTATGCTCGCAGATGCAAATATAAAAGGAAGCCAAGCTGGTACTGTTCTAAGAGCTTCATTTGCTAGGCTATCAAATCCATCCGAAAAGGCGGCAGAAGCTATAGAAAAATTAGGATTTAAAGCATTCGATAGTAATGGCAAAATGCTGCCTTTAAGTCAAGTAATAGGAAATCTAAAGACATCTATGAGTGGCTTAACTAAACAGCAACAAGCTCAAGCTATAAGTACAATATTTGGGACAGAGGCTATGAGTGGAATGATGGCGTTGATTGAGCAGGGCCCCGAAAAGTTACAGTCTTTGACTAAGGAATTGGAAGGTTCAGATGGCGCAGCAAGAAAGATGGCAGAAACTCGTTTAGATAGTCTACAAGGCCAATTTACTATACTAAAAAGTGCAGTTGAGGGCATGAACATAGAACTAGGAGAAAAGTTAGCACCTTATGCAAAAGAATTTGTAAGTTGGTTTACGACTAAAATCCCAGATATAACACAAGGGATAGTTAAAGTTGTAGACACTATATCAAATTTAGTTAAAAAGTTTAATAGTCTTGGTACAGGTACTAAAAAAATGTTTGCAGCTGTAGCCATAGGAGCTGTAGCATTTAATCCTTTAACTAAATATATAAAAGGAACTACAAAAGCATTAACTTTTTTAATTGGGTTAAGTCCTAAGTTATCTACTTTCTTTGGTATTACTAAAAAAGCTACAGTTGCAGCAGAGGCTACAAAAACATTAGCTACAGGAGCAGGATTAGCGTCTAAAGGAGTTGGAGCCTTAGGATTAGCAGCTAAAGGAGGAGCATTACTCTTAAATCCTTGGACTTGGGGAATAGGAGCAGCAACATATGCAGGAATTAAATTATATAGACATTTTAAAAAGGATTCAATTCCTGCAGTTAAAGAGTTCGGAGAAGAAGTATCCAAATCCACTGCGGAAGCAATGAATTCATATATGAAATTAGATAAACATGTGGGACAAAGTCTTATGGATATTAAAATAAATAATAAAAAAATAACTAAAGAAATCTCTCAAAGTGTTATAAGTGATTTTAATCAAATGTCAGACCAACTAAAAGGTGCTATTGATAAGAGATATAATGAAAGCTATCAAACTATGCAAACTTTTATGAGTAAAAAAAATGGGCTTAAAGCAGAGGAAAATCAACAAATATTACAAAAAATAAGGGAAAAACAAGAAGCAGAAAAAAATATAGTTCAACAAGGCCAGCAAAGAATAGACGAAATAGTGAATCAGGCATCTCAAAATAATAAAAAGCTTACAACACAAGACTTAAATGAAATTAACACAATTAGGAACAATATGACTCAAACAGCAGTGCAAAATATATCAAAGTCAGCGGAAGAACAAAGGGTCATTTTGGAAAAGCTAAACTTTGATAGTGGAAATTTAACAGCACAACAAGCGGCAAAAGTTGTAGAAAATAGTGCCAAGGCTAGAGATGGTTCAATACAAGCTGCAGAAGAACAGTATAATAGAATTGTAGCGGAAATTATACATCAAAGAGATGATTTAGGAATAATAACTTCTGATCAAGCTAATCAAATGTTAGATGCAGCTAGTAGACAAAAAGAAGACGCTGTTACAAAAGCACAAGAAATGCATACAGAAGTAGTATCACATGCCCAACAACAGGCAGGAGAACATGTTACTGAAGTAGATTGGGAAACTGGGAGAGTACGGGATAATTTTGATGCAATGATTGCTAAAATACATGAATTTAATGCTTTAACTATAAAAGAAAAAGTAATAAAAATAACAACTTGGGTAAATGATTTCTTTAAAGGCGACGATAAAAATGGTATGGATACTTATAATGGACCAGGTTCTATAGCAGGGGCTGGGAAAGCTCTTGCAACAGGAACAAATAATGCTACATCTGGATTTCATGAAGTTGCAGAAAGAGGTTTTGAGATATTAGTTGGTAGGCAAACAAGATTATTTAAAGGTGGAGAAAGAGTACTAAATAATAAGGAGTCTAAAAAATTTTTACAATCTGGATTAAATAAAGAAAAAAATCAAATAACGGGAGAGAAGCCAAAGCCACAATTTGCAATAGCACAGCCTCAACTTGCTGGTGCTGGTGGAGGAAATGTAAATATAGATGTAGATGTAGAAAACAATTTTGATAATGATGCTGATATAGATGGAATAGTACAAGAAGCAGTGAAAGAATTTGGTTACAAATTAAAAGAAGCACTTAAGAATATAAAGAAGTGATATGCATATCACTTCTTTATATGTTATAATATGACAGAAAAGGGAGGGGTCTTATGAAGAAGTTTTTATCAATTTTATTAGTTTCTATTTTAAGTTTTACATTAGTTGCTTGTGGAAACTCACAACAGACAAAAAAAGAACCTGAAAAGACTAAAACAGAAAATACAAAAAGTACTATAAAAACTGAAACAAATAATAAAAAAGAAACAAAGATTACTAGTGGAGAATTATATGAAAAAATCAATGCGGTAGAAAAGGTTTATAGAATATCTACTATAGAGGATACGGAAGTAGGATTTATAAATTTAAATATAAGTATAAATGTTACTAAAGGAACATCAATGGAAGAATTAGAGTCTTACACTAAGAAAGCTGCAAATATACAAACTAACTTAGAAGGATATTTTATTCAGAAAAAATTCGTAAGAATTAGTTATTTTATGTATGTAGATAATGAAATGAAAAGCGTTGTTGTAACATATAAAAAAGAAGATGGAAAATATATATTAGAAAATACTAGCATTATGGATGAAAAGTATAAAAAAGCCGCAGATGCATTAAAATAAAAAATAGTATAGCTAAAGGAGATGCCTAAATTGTTAAGTGTCTCTTTTTTATTTGAGGTGATAAAATTGGATGTATATTTAAGAAATGAAAAAGAAAAAACAACATTCCAATTTCCTGTTAATCCATTAGACAATATAATGATAAATCGTAGCAAAAAGTACGATACCGCTGATATAGTAGATTATGGAGAGGTGGATATAAGTGATAAAGGTAAAAGAATAAAAGAGTTAAGTTTTTTAACATTATTACCTAAAGAATATGATACTTATTGCAGATATAGAAACATTCCCAAGCCTGTAGAAGCTATAGATAAATTAGAGAAGTGGATGGAGCAGGAAGAATCTATTAGATTAATAATTACAGACTTTGGGTTTAACAATCTAGTAAATATTAGCTCTATAAGTGAAGAAGAAAGAGGAGGAGAAACAGGAGATAAGTATATTACCATTAGCTTTAGAACTTATAGGGAATTAAAGATACAAACGTTAGCTCCAGCTAAGATAGCCCCTACGGTAAAAACGGTAGCTTTAAAGAATAATAGACCAACTACAAAATCTAATTCTAGAATATATGTAGTTAAGCAAGGAGACTCTCTTTGGAAGATAGCTAAGTGGTGGTATGGGAATAGTTCTAAATGGAATGTTATATATCAGAAAAATAGAAATATTATAGGACCCAATCCTAATATAATCAGAGCTGGCCAAAAGTTGGTGATGTAATGGCTACTATAATACTTAGGAATAAATATAAGATAGACAATTTAATCGAAGGAATACAGCTAAGTGAAGCTATAGATGGTATAGCATATACTGCAACTATTAATTTAGTAGAAACAGAGGAACTTAAGAAACTAGGAATAGCTAAGGGGCATAACATTGAAGTGTATGATATTGATTTTGAAACTAAGAAGAATAAACAAATCTTTAAGGGTGTTATATGGGATATAGATAAATCTAGAAAATCTAAAAGAATAACAATGACTTGTAAGGAAAGAATTGTTTATTTAGAAAAAAGTGAAGATGAATATTTATTTGGAGAAGGAACAGCTACACAAAGAATTCAAAGATATTGTAGAGACTGGGGAATTTCTACAGTAAGTTTAGTTAATACAAGGATTAAATTAGCTAAAGCAGTATATAGAAATGATACTATTCTTGGTATGATGTTGAAGGATCTAAAAGAAACAGCTCAAAAGGGTGGTAATCTGTATAAACTTAGAATGTTAGATAAGTTAAATATAATGCAGTTAGGCAGTAATAAAACAGTATGGCGATTAGAAACTATAGCAGAGGATATAAATGAGAAAAGCTCTTTAGAAGGTATGATTACACAAGTTAAAATATTAGGTAAACAGGAGGAAAATAAAAAAACTCCTGTTACTGGTGTATATAAAAAAGATACAAGTAAGTATGGAACAATACAAAAACTTGTACAGGATGAAAAAATAAAAAGTGGTTCAGAGGCTAAGAAAAGAGCAAATACCTTATTCAATACAGGAGAAGAAACAACACATATATCTGGTATAGATATAAACAGTATTAGAGCAGGAGACAAAGTAAGTCTTAATGGATCTTTATTATATGTTATAGATGTTACCCACAATCTAGGTAGCACTGGAAGAATGGATTTAACTTTATCTGGATTAGACTATATAAGGAGGAAATTTTATAGTGGAGACAATATTTAATGAAATAGCAAGAGAGATAAAAGGTAATACAAATAGAGCAGTTAATGAAGCAATTTCTTATATAGGATTAGATTTAGCAACTATAACTTCTAGTGGGCTTAAATTAGATAATTTTAAATATGAAGTACAAGATTACATGATGTTGGATTATTTAAAAATGAAGAATGAATATAATACTGAAACTTCAGGAGAACATTCACATAGCCATAATTTTAAAACACCTAAAGAATTAAAATCATTAGGTCCAGGAGATAGAGTATTAGTTGCATTATTAAAAAATGAATTTGTTGTAGTTGGGAGGGTTGTAAATGCCTAATTTATTCCCAGACAACTTAGAAGAAAATAATATAGAAGAATTAGAAGAACCTATTATAGATTTTAAAGGTTCTTATTTATTTGACTTTAAAACAGGAGAGTTTGTTACTAATCCAGATGGAACTATAGCTAAGGCTAATGATTTAGAAGCTTATGTACAATGGTGTTATAAAGCTATGGCCACACCAAGATACAAATTAGCTTATTCAGATTTATATGGTCAGGAGTTTAAAAATATTATTGGCCAAGATATTTCTAAAGATGCAATAGAACTAGAGATAAAGAGAATGACAGAAGAAACTCTTATGGTACATTCAAGGACTAAAGACGTTGATAATTTTATTTTTAAATGGTCTGAAAACAAAGAAGAAGTTTACTATGAGTTTGAAATTATAACTATAGATGAAGAAAAGTTTATGCTGCATAGTGAATTGAAAGTGTGGTGATATGATTGGAAAGGGATTTACTTATTCCAGAGTTTTTACAGGAAGATGCTAGTACCATACATGAAAGAATGTTAGAAAAAGCACCGCCTAATGTGTCTACCATTGAAGGAGATTTCTATTGGGATAATACAAGACCTACCGCAGAGGAAAAAGCAAGTTTAATGCAAGTTCAATTACAGAATATGTTAAGGTTAGCATTTCCACAAACTAGTTACGGTGTGTGGCTTGAATACTTAGGAGAATGTAAAGGTGTATTTAAAAACCTTCCTACTAAATCTATAGGAGTTATAAAAGTTATAGGAAGAAAAGGTACTAATATATACAAAGATAAATTAATAGGAACTATAGCAACAGATGATTCTGAATCTGTTGTTTTTAAGTTTACAGAGAATAAAGTTATTGATGAAACAGGAGTGGCTTATGTTAAAGCTGAATGTACTAAGGCAGGTACTATAGGAAATGTACTAAAAAACACTATAACCGTACTTATGGATCGTATTAATGGTATAGAAAGTATTACAAATGAAGAGGAGTTCACAGGTGGAACTGATTTAGAAGATGAAGAACATTATAGGGAACGAGTTTTAGAAGAATATAAAAATGAAGCTACAAGTGGTAATAATGAACATTATAAAAAATGGGCTAAGGAAGTAGACGGTGTTGGTTATGCATATGTAATAGAAGAATGGAATGGTCCTGGTACAGTTAAAGTATTAATATTAGATAAAAATAATAAAACTGCTACAAAAGAACTTATAGATAAAGTGCAAAATTATATATATGAAATAGTACCAAAAGAAGAGAATAGGGGAGGGAAAGCTCCTATAGGTGCTATTGCAACAATAGATACTCCAATTACTTTAGTTATTGATATAAAAGCTAATTTTAAATTTAAAGAAGATTTTAATTCTGAGGTAGTGTTAAACAGTTTAAAAGAAAATTTAAGCAAGTATTTATCTGGAATACCTATAGGAGGAACTATACTTTACACTGCAATTCACACTATAGTTGGATCTATGATTCTTACGGGGGAAGGAATAGAAGATTTTAAAAACTTAACTGTAAATGGGATTACCGAGAATATTAAACTTATAGATCAAGTAGCTGTAATAGGTGAGGTGACTAACATACAATGATAAAGTCCAAAAAAGGAAAAGAAATGATAACATATGTTTCACCTATTTATGAACAAAGTAAAGTGATACAATCTATTTTTGAGGCTATAGGCTATGAATGGGATACTGCTGGGTTACTTGCAAATGATATATTAAAACAATTTTTCCCACAGACTGCGACATGGGGATTAATTTATTGGGAAGAAGCAGTAAATGTAGTAAATAATCCAACTGAAGAAATAGAGCGTAGAAGAAGAAAAGTAATAGCTAAATTACAGAGTAGATATGCAATTAATCCTAAAAGAATGGCTTTGATCCTTAAGAATTATACTGGAGCAGATATTTTGATAACAGAAGACATAGCTCCTTATACATTTGAAGTTAAATTAACTGGTAGAGAGGGATTCCCTAAAAGTTTAGAAGACTTGTATAAAGAAGTTAAAAAAATTAAACCTTCTCATTTGTCTGTTAAATATAAGCTAATTTCATTGACAGAAAGTAATTTATATATTGGAGCAACTTCTTTTAGTGGAGAAACTATAACTGTATATCCATGGACACCAAACAATATTGAAACAACTGGAAACATAGAAATAGCATTAGCACAGAATGCAGGATTAGAGACTATAACAACATATCCAAAGGAGGGATAAACTTGGCAGAAAAATTCTATACTTTACTTACAGAAATAGGCAAAGCTAAAATAGCTAATAGTGCTGGATTTGGAAGTAAAATTAACTTTGTAAAAATGAAAGTTGGGGATGGTGGAGGATCTTATTACAATCCAAGAGAAGATCAAGAAGATTTAATCAATACAGTATGGGAAGGTAATATAACTCATGTGGCTATAGATGAGAAAAATCCTAATTGGATAAACGTAGAGATGATGATTCCTGCAAATGTTGGCGGCTTTATGATTAGGGAATATGGGGTATTTGATGAAGATAATAATATGTTAGCTATAGCTAAATGTGCAGAAAGCTATAAACCACTTGCTGAAGATGGCAGTACAAAAGAGCTAATAATGAAAATGGTATTAACAGTTTCTAATACAGAAAATATAACTCTTAAGATAGATCCAACTATAATTTTTGCTAAAAAGTCTGAAATTGAAATACTTGAAAATAAAATAAAAAATATTAAAATCCCAGTAACTTCTGTAAATAGTAAAACTGGTGCAATAGAATTAAAAGCATCAGATATAAAAACAGAAGATGGAAAGACAATTGAGTCACAATTGGATGATATTACGACAGATAATAAAAGATTAACTAAAGACAAAACAATCACAGGAGCTATAAATGAGCTTTTTACCTCTGCCAATAATGGTAAAAAATTAATATCTGATGTTGTGGGAAATCCATTATTGGCTACTGACACGTTTCAACAACAACATGATAAGATACAAATATTAAAAAATACTTTTGTAACTAATTTAAGCAAAAAAGAACAAGGTGCATCAAGCACAGAAAATTTGCAAGACTTGATTAATAAAATTAATAATATCAATGTTGGTAAAAAATGGGCTGAAGGAACAGGAAAGGCTAGAGAAAGTTCTAATAAAGAAGTTTGTATGTCTGTTACTGATTTAGATTTTAGCCCAAAAACAGTTATTATTAATACTAGAAGTGATACCTATAGAGAACCCTATATCGCAATTGATTGTACACTATTTAAATACAAAACACAAGGCTGGTATAGTGGGGGGTATATAATACTGGATGACGGATATGTACACAAAAATAATAGAGGTTTTGACTTTTATGCCAGTAATGGTCATATAAGCAAAGATACTACATTTCAATGGATAGCTTTTGAATAAGAGAGGTGAATAGCTGTGAAAAGAGGTAGTTTAATTATCTATGATAATACGGGTAAAATCTGGATAAACACTGGGGATGCTGAAGGGGATGTACTCCCTCACACATTACCAGATGGTTTACCCTATATAATTACAGAGTTTGGGGAGCTAAATAACAAAATTGTAAAAGGTATAGATGTAGAAACTAAGGAATTAATAACAGAAGATATTCCACACATAGAAACGCAAGAAGAAAGATTAAAAAGAGAAAAGCAAGAATTAGAAAATCAATTAATGCTTCAAGCAGACAATAATATAGGAGGGATTTTATAATGGAAATTAATATGGTGATAGTAAGAATATGTGCAGAGAGAATAGTTAATAATGGATTAAATCCTAAAACAAGCAAGACTTATATAATAGATGATGTGACAAATACAGATTATAGAAAAGCTATTGAGGATTATATATTAGAACATACACCAGAAGTTTAAGTCACAATAGATAAAGTGCTAAGAAATGCTAAAACAGTTTTAATATTGTTTTTTCTTAAATTTACTAGTAAAATATAATAAATTTATAGGAAGGAAGTGCATAAGTTGCAAAATTTTAAAAATTATACAAATGAGCAATTAATAGAGAAATATAGAAAGTTAATAGAACTTTGTAAAGAGAAAGAGTATAATTTAATGAACTCAGGTGGATTTAATAAAGAAGAAATTAAGAGAGAATTGGAGAACTTTAGAAATGAAAAGTTTTCTGTAGTAAATGAAATATCAAAACGAAATATAGAACACTTAGTATAAAAAAGCAATTAAAAGAATAAATTATAAATTAATTTAAACGACACAGTTAATAAAAAGATTGTGTTGCTTTTGTAAATAATTAAATGTTTTTAGGAGTTCACTAAACAGAAAAGTAAAGCAGATTAATTTTAAAAATAAAACAAAGAATGAGGAAGGTGAAGAATAATGCTTTATGAAGATAGCGTAAATTTAGATAATTACTTTTTTGAAGCTGATGGATTGGGGAATATAAACGTTTATAAAGCTGGTACTATGGAGTATGTAGACTTGATTCATGTAAGCTATAGATATGACCGATATGAGCTTTTAGACAATTGTAAAGAATGGATACGTAAAAGAAATGAGGAGCTTAATATCTAAGTTTTTTAAAAATAGTTTTATCAAAGTATTCTTAATAAAGCGACGCAAATTTAATTTTACGTCGCTATTGATTTATAAGGCGATACAAATAAATATTTTATAAGGGCAAAGTAGACACCACATAGGTGTTTTTATTTTGCCCATTTTTATAGAAGGAAGGTTAAAAAATGAAATGGGATAAAATATTAAGTACAATTATAGCAGGAGTAGGAGCTTGTGCAAATTATTTCTTTGGAGGATTAGATATGGCATTAAAGACATTATTACTACTTATGGTCCTAGATTATATAAGTGGATTAATTTGCGCAGGCAAAGACAAGAGTTTAAGTTCTAGTGCAGGATTTAAAGGTTTGGCTAAAAAAATAATAATACTTATAATTGTTGGAGTTGGGGTGTCTGTAGATAATGCTACTGGAGCACAAGGCATGATTAGAAGTATGGTTATATTTTTCTATGCATCTATGGAAGGTATAAGCATATTAGAAAATGCAACTAGAGCAGGCGTGCCAATACCAGAACAATTAAAAGAAATGCTAGTACAACTTAAGGAAGGTAATAAGAAAGAAATTAAAGAGCAGGATTAATGCCTGTTCTTTTTAATTTTAAGGAGGTTATAAGATGGCTAAAGGAATAGACATAAGTATGCATAATGGTACAGTAAATTTTAGTGCTGTAAAATCTAGTGGCTGCAATATAGTAATTATAAAAGCTACTGAGGGAGTAGATTACGTAGATCCTTGCTTAAATCAACACTACAATGGAGCAAAAGCACAGGGATTAAACATTGGTTTCTATCACTTCATGTCGGAGAAAACAAACCCTATTCAACAAGCTATAGATTTTTGGAACGCTATAAAAGGAAAACAGTTTAATGTGATACCTACTTTAGACATAGAAACTAATAACATGGGTAGAAGTCAAAAACAAATATCCGATAGATGTATAGAATTTTTAACTAAATTCAAGGCTTTAAGTGGCTATAACTGTTTAATATATACAGGAGGTTACTTTGGTAGGGATAATTTAGATAGTAGAGTTAAAAAATATCCAGGATGGATAGCTCATTATGGTGTAAATTCTCCAATGACTACTGGATTTATAGTAGTGGGACATCAGTATACAGAAGATGGTCGTATAAATGGTGTAAACACTAGAGTGGATTTAAATAATTTTGAAAATGATATTTTTATTGGGAAAGCTACAAATGCATTAGAAACAAGAGAAATGAAAATACAAAATATGTTAGTAACTATAGATTATCCTATAGGAACTTCTGGAGTTGATGGAATTATAGGTAATGGAACTATCACAGCTATAAAAGCCTTTCAGAAGGATTGTAACTTAACTGTAACTGGCAATGTAGATACTAAAACATGGAATAAGCTTGAACAAGAATATAATAAAAAATTAGGTATAAAGCCAAATAATAAGGAGGAATTTGATATGGATAAGGTTGTATTATATTTTGGACCTTTAGACGCTTTAAGTGCGGTATTGGTATCTCAAAAATATCAATGTCCTATGATGCTTAAAAAGGACTTTGAAGATAAAAAATTAAAAGCAAAAGAAATGATAATTATAGGTGGTAAACCTGGAACAGACAGATATGATTCTTTTAAAGATGCTGCTAAACTTTTATAAATAGTTTAAAGGTACTCTCGTTTAAGGGAGTACCTCTTTTTTATTTTTATATAAATTGTTTGTATAGCAACTAATATAGAAGTAACTATTATGAAAATAATCATAGAAAATTGATTAAAATTAAGTATACTGCTAAGAATAATAACTAAAATGAAATAATAGATATATACCATATAATTGAATATAAGTAAAAATATTAATTGTAGATTATGACATTTTTTGATATACTTGAGTTAAATAACTTGTCCATAATTTACAATTAACATATCTAGGTGGTGAATTGATGGGTAAGATTATGAAATTTTCAAATTTAAGGATGGGGGAAAAGGGTATGGCTACTATATTTGACGTGGCTAATTATTTTATATCACAATCACGGATAGAGGAGGGCAATATAGTTACGCCTTTAAAATTACAAAAATTATGTTATTATGCTCAAGCTTGGAGCTTAGTTTGGGATGATAAAGAATTATTCAAGGAAGATTTTGAAGCTTGGGCTCATGGTCCAGCTAATTATAATTTGTTTGATAAATATAGAGATTATAAATATAATATAATAGATGAAGTAGATAGTGATTATTCGGAAGATATTTTTAAAAAAGATCAAAAAGAAACATTGGAAGCAATTTGGCGTGATTATGGAATATATGAACCTAAATATTTAGAAGAATTAACTCATCAAGAAGAGCCGTGGATTGATGCTAGACAAGATTGTGCTCCTGGAGAAATATGTTCTAACATAATAACTAAACAGTCAATGAAGGAGTTTTATAGCAAATTTTTAGATGGCTAAAAAGAGAGTTCCTTCAAAAGCTATAGGCAATAAACAAGCTAAAGTGCCAGATAAAGCTACACGACTTTCTTCAGGTTCTACTGACAATATGAAACCAGTTTTTTCTTTTAAATTTTCTGATTCTAGCAGATGGAAATTATCTGACTGGAACAAAAAAGAAATAGATGATTTATTTAAATGCTTTAAAACAATAGAGAGTTTAACTTGGAATCAATTAAGAAAACATCCCGGTCTACAATATAAAGCTATAAATAATCCACCTGATATAGCTAAGTTAAATGTTTCAGAAGATGTAACTATATGCGAAATAAGAGTTTGCAAAGTAAAGAGAATCCACGGTTTTAGAAGTGATAATGTATTTTGTGTGTTATGGTTTGACAGAGAACATGAGGTATGTCCAGAGGGTAAGAATAGATTGTATGGATGATAATTTCTTTATATATTTAGGTATAACAATTTTAAAAAATAAGAATATATCAGATATTAAATTTTAAAAGGTACTCCCATTATAGAAGTGCCTTTTTTTTATTTTTTGAAGGAATTTATAATAATTTGTAGAATAACATACAAAAGATGAAAATATTAACATTAAGCATATAAAAAGAAACTACTGAAGATTTGGCGGTCAGCAGTAGTTTCAATAATAAAGGCATTTTCAATTATCATTACCTCTATTATATAGTAATGTTTTTGGAAGTGCAAGAATATTGCTATATAATGGGGGTACAAAATGAAAAAAATTATTTATTTTGTGAATGCATATAAAATAAATTTATCAACAGAGGATGTTTATAAGATTGAATTAAATGATAATAACAAGCAACTAGTTATTGATGATTTAATTTCTGGAATTTTCAATAAAAACAATTATAGAAGTTATAAAATCAAAGAAAATGTTTCGAATATTGTTACAGCAAAATCTGAAGTAGCAAGTACTGTTAGTGAAATTTCTAATGATAAATGGGCTGAAAATTTGAATGCTGTTTCTGAGAATTTAGCATTTAAATTAAAAGAAATTGAAGTTAATAGGCAGAATGAAATTGCTAAACTTACAGGGAAAATAAAAACAAGTACATTTGTACATGCTTTTATAGAAATAAACGATGAAATAAAACATGTATTAGCAAAATTTGAACATAAAGCTTTTTTAGATGAAAATGATTTAGAAGAACATAAGGGGATACCTGTTGAAGGAACAATTTTGAAGAGTTGTGTTTTTTCATATAACTATTTTCAAGATTTAATTGATATAAGAGTAACTGATAATTCAAAGAGGTTTGCAACATATTGGTGGGATGATTTTTTAGGTCTAGAGCCAATAAAAACAGATAAAGATAATAGTGATTTGGCGATTGATTCAATACATTCAACAATTAAAAGAAGTCTCTCAAATTATCCAGAAGATAAAATGATTTTAATAAATAGATTTAATGGATATGTAAAATCAAACCAACAATATAATCATGATGAAGTTTTATCAAGATTATTTGATGAATACATACCTATTAATCCAGATGCTAAAAGGAAAATTGAAAAGTTAAAAGAAAAAATAGAAGAATTACCTTTAAAAAAAGGGTTCGAAACATCATTTACAATTAAGCCTGAGACTGCAAACAAAAAAGCGATTGATATATTAAAGGTTGATGAAAATATTAATATTAATATAAACGGAGGTATAGAAGATTTTAAAGATAAGTTTGACGTGGATATGGAAGGTCTTGTTAGAGTACTAAAAATTAAAGATATAGATGAAGAAACATATTTAAAGATTAAAAAGATACATGAAAGTAATTCTTAATCATATTAAAAAATATTAATTCTATAAATGGAGGTGGAGTATGGTTATTTGTGAGCTTAAAGGTTTATTTATTAAAAATAATTCTGAAGTTTCTGTTAGTGAAGAAGAGAATACGATGTCATATGTGGTCAAGTTTGAATTAAAAGGGAAAGATTTAAAAGTTTGTACTAAAGATAACGTAAAAACATTTATAGAAAATTTAAAAATAAACGGACACTTCAGTATTAAATTTGAAAGCGAAAATAGTGGTACTCTTTGTTTAATACAAAATATTGATGATATTTCAAGAGAATTAGATAATTTGTATGATGAAACACTCCAAGAAGATGAAAAGTTAATATTTAATATGACAATAAATAAAGCAGAATTAGAAGGGAAAATAAGAATATATAGTTTTAATGCATTTAAGAATACGCTATTAAGTTTAAGTTATGAAAAGTTAATAGATTTTTTTTCGGATTGTCTTAAAAATAAAAAATCAGATTTTGTTATATTGGAATCTAATCATAAAACATATACTATTTGTTCTAATAGTTTTAAAATTATAAATGAGAATATTAATTATATTATTAATGAAGTTATAGATAAAGATTACAGAGAACGTATATTAGCTGAAGGGAATATACATTGTATTAATCAGGGATTTAATAAAAATATTTTAATCCCTGAGGATTTCTATATTAAATCTAAAGAAAACCAAGATTTTTTTGCTTTATTAGCTCAAAAATTATTATTTATCATAACAATAAAATATATATCAAATTATTATAGATTAGAAAATAATAATTTTTATTTTAAAATTATTGGATATAAGACTATACAGTGTCAATTAAATTTAGAAGAGGTTTTCCATAATAAGATTTTTATAACAAACATTAATACTTATTATGAAATTTATAAATGGATTTACAAAGATAAAAATATTGAAGAAAAAATTGAAATGGCTAGAAATTTAATAACTATATATATTAATGACGAAACATTAGAAATTGATAAAAATATAATTAGATCATTAAATTCAGCTCTTAAAATTTATTTAAAGGAAAATGTTGATAAATATATAGAAACTAGAAATTCAATTGTTAAGGAAATAAAAAACTTAACATCAAAAACAGATGAGGTTGTTAAATCTTTTGTTGACAATGTTAAAAAAAATCTCTTAGCTCAATTTACATTTATTATAAGTGTAATATTAATGAATATAATAAGTAGTAACTCTGTTGAAAAACTATTTTCAAAAGAAATTAATATAATGATAATGACATTCGTGTTTATTTCAATTATATATGCTACAGTACACAGGTTTTATATTTATGAAAAAGAAATGGAGCGATACGAAGAGTTTTACAATAGAATAAAAGAATGTTATGATTTTTTAGATCCTAATGATTTAAACAATATATTAAAAAATGATAAATATTTTAAAAAAGATAAAGAATACATAGAAAATGAAGTTAATAAATATTATTCATTTTGGATTGTGTCTCAATTTATTATTCTTTTTGGAATGGTGATAATACCCAGAATTCTTTAATAAGTAAAAGTAGTCTTAGATTACATAGAAGTTAACGTATATCTACAAAAGACTTAAGAGTAATTCATATATTGTAATTACGAGGTGGTATATATGGGTGTAAAAAATAAATTAAAAGAGATCCGAATGAGAGAATATATGATGGATCAGAAACAGTTCTATACAATGTTAGGTATAAGTAAAAGCACATATAGTCAAATAGAAAATAATAAGCAACAAGGTAATATTGAAACAGTATTAAAGATAGCAAAGGCTCTTAGTCGACCAGTTGAAGAAATATGGTTCCTGGAAGACTAGGAGCTTTTTTTATCCTTATAAAGTTCTTATATATAAATAAAAGAATAAAATTATAAATTTTTTCCGTAAAGTAGGAAACTTTTCCGAAAATGGTGCATAGGATATATTAAAAGACAACAAAGAATACAGTTTAAACATTGTATACAGTTATATTTCCTAATTGTACTAGAAGATTTAAATGTATAAATACAATGTATCCAGGAGGTGACAATGATGGCAGATAGGTTAAGAGTAGTATTAGAATTTAGAAAAACTGACTTAAAAGAATTACAGTTATATGGTGAATTATTGAAATTTAGCAATCCAGGTGCAGTAGTTAAAGATATTTTAAAAGGCACATTACCAATAAAAATTTTATATAAGGAAGAATAAAAAAATAATAACAAGAAGTGAAGTTATATGGATATAAAAGCTTAGTTATAAGCTTTAAAAAGAGATAAAAATAAAGCCTAGCAGAAGGCTAGACTTATCCCATGTCGCTAAAAGTGTGCTACGCTTACTTGTGTTACACTACACTACACTTCTAGCTTATGCAAACAGATTAGGAAAGTTGTGTATTTAAGGTACATTTATACAAATGTTAATATTTAATTTACAAATTTAAAGAGTTTGAATTAGGTGTGTTGCAATTATCATGCCTGCACCAAACCAAAATAATCCAGACATTATTAAAAACCTTCTTTCAGATTTATTTGTTTATAGTATTTGCTAATAATTAATTTTTATTCAGGAGGGAATATGAAAATTTGTGTTATTTATTCTAACACTAAAGTAGAAGATTTTAAGAACAAACAAAGAGTTAAATATAATTCAAACATGGAATTAGTTGCAAAACATATAAATGCAGATAATAGATTAAAAAAGCAAGCAGTATTTATTCTAGGAAGTCTTTTTTATGTTCAAGATGCAGTTTCTGCAGCAGGGGACTTAGGCAAGATAGATAAAGCAGGAAACACTATATTAGGTATAGTTAGAAAAATAGGCTATTGGATATGTATTGTAGGATGCATAATAGATATAATCAAAAGTTTAATGCAAGGTGATACAAAAAGCATAGCTAAGATAATGATGAAATATGCTTTAGCCTTTGCAGCACTTTATATTTTCCCATGGATGTTAGATTTAATTAAAGGAATTTTTTAAGGAGGAGTATATATGGAATGGATACAAAAATTTATAGAAAGAGGTCAATACAATGCACCACAAAACACTTTTGTGTTTAGAAATAAGTTATTAGATATTTTATCAACTAATGCATACTGGATATGTATGTTTGTAGGGATAGGTGGAATATTAGCATACCTATGCGGTTATAAAAAAGGAGGAAAACTAGCTAAGTTTTCTGTAGTAATTTATTGGGTGGTAGCTGCTTTATGCTCAGTAAAATGA